GGCGTGGTCGAGTAGGTGAACCCGGCCAGCTCGCACACGAGCTGCAACACCTCGCTGTAGTTCACGGTTCTCATGCCGTTGCGTAGGTCTTGCGAAACCGGATGCGTCCCCCGCTTTCCTCCCGCCGCGGGCCGCTATCCGCTGGCTGCTGGTAGGAGTAATCCACCGTCTGGCGGAAGCCCACGCGGGCCGTGGTGGTGCCGCAGTCCTTCACGCCCACCTCAATGCCGTCGCGCTTGAGCAGGCGCAGCATCGTGGGGTCGGACAGCGCGGCGTTGTGGACCGTGCCATCGGCATCGGCCGCCACCTGCTTGATGGCATGGGCGAGGAAGGGGTCGAGTTCCATGACCGGCGCGCCCACGCCGTCGATGGCCCGGCGCTCCACGCCGAGCTTCTTCTGGATGTAACGCTGCCGTTCGAGCGCGCTGCGCAGCTCCTTGAAGTGCTGGTCGCGGACCAGCTCCTTCACCAAATTGAAGAGCTGTTCGTCGCTGATCTTCGGCGCGCGTTGGGGAACGGAGACCTGCATGGCGGTTGGGCTGGCCTTTCCCCGCAGGGAAGGGCGGCGGCCGTGAAAGGCGAACGGCCGCCGCCCCTTGGGAGGACCGTTTAGAGCACGGTCAGGTCGTTGACGGCGAGGAACACCACCAGTTCACCGGCCGCAATGGTCGCGGGCGTGCCCGCGCCGCAGGTGATTTTGATGTCCACGGTGTCGGCCGTGCCGTAGGTATAGGGCTTGGTCGCCGCCGGGGTCTCGGTCCAGCCCGCCGTCTTGAGCGTGGTGGACGTGAGATACCGGTCATCATCGCCGCCATCGCCGATCACGGCCACCAGCGTGCCGGCGGCGAAGGTGAAGGCGGTGCTGACGTTGATGGCGCAGCGGCTGATGCTGACGCCCGCGGCAATCGTGGTCGCGGCGTTGAGCGCCGGGAACAGGCTGACCGCCGAGCCCGAGGTGAGGCCGGTGAAGTCCGTGTAGGGCAACACCAGCTTGTGCGTGAAGCCGCTGTTGAGGCGCTCTTCGTAGCTGAGAGGAGTAATGGTCATGGTGTGTTCAGTTCGTGGTTGCGGTTGCGGGTGGGTTACGGCTTGAACTTGCCCATGCCTTTGGGCGAATCCACCTGGAGGCCGGCGATGGCGCGGACGAGGCGACGCTCACCGCCGCCCAGGTTGGGCAACGGCGTGACGGTCGGCCGCTGGTTGTAGCGGAGGCGCAGCTTGCTCATGTCGAGCAGGTAGCCGCGGTCGGTGTCCGGCGCGAGTGGCGTGCCGCTCATGCCGATCCACGAGGACGGCGTGACGGTGAACGACCCGAAGTCACCGCGGAACACCGTGGTGGTAGAGGTGATGGTCTGGTTGTCCATCGGGCCGCTGAACGTGCGGACACGCACGGCGGCGGCGCTGCTTTCGGTGTCGGTGCGGGTCATCTCGGTGATGCGCGCGCGCAGCACGGAGCCGGCGAGCAGCATGTATTCCTCGGACACCATGCCCACCGCGTCGAAGATCGCCCGCAGGATGCCCTGCATGTCGGTGACTTCATCAAGCGAGGCCGTGGCCGTGGTGATGACCTGACCGGAGGCGGGGCGCTGGTTGCTGGGGCAGCTCGCCACGGTGGGGCCGGCGGTGCTGATCCAGAGGTCCAAGCCGCAGGTGAGGTATGGCACCGAGCCCGTGTCCACTTGGGCGTCGTTGCTGGACAGGAAGACCGATTCCATGTCCCGCTTGATTTCCACGAGCGCTTTGGCCGTGGCCGCCTGGATGGGGTTGGCCGCGCCCGGCATGTCCGAGGCGTCCTGGGTGAGCGTGGAGACCATCGGCGTGCGCTCGAAGATCTGCACGTAGTTGTAGAGCTTGCCGCGGTTGGCGAACTCGTCCGAGAAGTTCGTCACGTCCTGCCCGTCAATCGCACCCGCGAGCTTGGGCGCGGCGTAGGTATCGGCGGTCCAATCAAACCTTGGGTTGGTGGCCGCGGATGATTTCTGAATTGCACTCGTCAGGGGAAGCTGGCGAGCGTCGACTAGGGCCAGAAGGTCGGAGTAATCCTCCTTCTTGGTCGTTACGTCTTTGATCAATGTTTGTGACACAGTATCTGTCTTTCTCCGGCATTACGCCGGCATGAGGGCGGCCAGGTCTTCCGTCTTTCCAGTCTGCTCGAAACGGCTTCGGGCGGCGCTGCCGGCGGCGGGCCTCGGGGGCGCGCTGCGGCTGGGCTGCTTGGGCGGGGCGGCGGCGGCCTTGGCGGCGACCGGGGCGGCCTTGGCCTTGGCGGCACGGCGGGCGTTAAGGGATTTCAAGCCCTCCACAAACACCGCGGCGGTAAAGGCCCAGTCCGGCCCCATCTGGCGGACCTGCGGACGCGCCTTGATGACCTGCTCAAAGAGCTGGTAATCCTCGCCTTCCTTGGTCTTGAGCCAGGGGTAATCCGCGGCGGCCTGCTCCACGACCTGCGCTTCCTGCTGCAAGTGGGCGCGGCGTCGGGGGACGGCATCGAGGCTGTCGGCGGCCGTGGCCCGCTCGGCCCGGATGTTCCGCTTGATTTCCCCGAGGAACTTCACCAGTCCCTCGCGGTCTTCGGGCGGTTCATACTTCGCGGCTTTGAGCTGCTTGACCACCAGATCCGGGTCCAGATCGAGCTGGTCCCGCAGGTCATCCACCGTCTCCAACGCCCGCTCGGCGGACCGGAGGGTGTCGCGGCTTTTGGCCTCGACCGTCTCCAGCTCGCGCAGGTCGGTGATCTGCTCCAGCCGGTTGTCAATGACCACCGGGGCGCTCTCGCTCACCTGCGCGTCGGCCTTGGCTTCGGGCTGCTTCGCCTTCAGCGTGGCCAGCTCCGCTTCGAGCGCCTTGTTGCGCGCCGTCAGCGTGTCAATCCGTTTGCGGGCGCGGCGGGGAAGCCCTTCGACCAGTTCGTCGTCCGTCTTCTCGCCATCGCCTTGCGCTGTCTCTTCCGCACTGGCTTCGGCCGGGGCTTCGTCCGTTGCGGGACTGGCCTCGGCTTGGGCGCCGTCGGAAGCCGTTTCGAGTTGTGAAAGATCGGAGTCAACCGGGCCAGCCTCGGGTTGTGAGTTGTGCTCGTTGGCTGCATCGGCAGCCCCCGCGCTGGGTTCCGTGGCCAGTTCCTTGAAGCCCATCAGGGCTGCCAGGCTGCTGGCCGATTCCGTCGTTGCTGCATCCGCGCCTTGCGTTGCCGCCGGAGTCGCGTTACCCGGCACAGTTTGGTTAGGCATTGTGTCACCGACCGTTTGAGGTGGGTCGTCCACCGTTCCGCACTGCGATGCTTCGGCACCCGCCCAGCGCACCGCATCAAGCTGACACTGCCCACAAAGCAAAACCGCCACCGGATGCCAAGGGCATGGGTGGCGGTTTGCGTAGGTTTGAGCAGGTTTGCTTAAATCAAGGTGACTACGCGGGCTGCACGAGCGGCCGCAAGTCCTCGCGCCGGAAGCGGGCATGGCCGCCGTCCGTGCTGGCCACGGGCTTGAGCTTGCCCACGCGGACGTGCTTGTAGAACGTGTTGTTGGCCCAGCCAGTCACGGCCATGATGTGCCGGCGGGACACGATGAGCGGCAGCTTGTTGAACTCGTCGATGGTCATGGTTTGGCCTCCTCCAGCTTGGTAGTGCGCCACTGCTCCAACCGGGCGCGCACGGCCCGCACGCCGCCCAGGCGGCCGGCCAGCTTGTGCGCCACCTCGCCCACCACCTCGGGGTCTTCGATGTCCTGCGTGACCTCCTCCACCAGATCCGCCGTGATGGCTTCCACGGCGCGCAGCACGAGGCTGTCCGGCGGCAACGCCTGCACCGCCCGCACCAAGTCCTCGCGCTCAATCTTCCGCTGCTCCTCGCTCAAGTCACTCATGCCTTTGCCTTTCGCTTGGCCTTGAATTTTGGCACTTGGCTCACAAACACCACCTGCGCCTTATCCCGCGACCGCACTGAAATTGGCTTCCGCTTTCTCACTTTCCCACATCCTCGCGCGTCAAAACCAGCTCACCCGCTTTGCAGGAAGGGCACATTAGCACTATCCGGTCTCGGCTGAATGCGTGACACTCCAGCGATTTGGCATCGTCTGTGTCCAGCTTGGCTTGGAGTCCACAGTCGCCACACGTGACACTCTGGCCATGCCACCACGCTCTTCCTGTTCCACCTTTGAGTATTTGCATAGTTTTGCCTTTCTCACTTTCTCACCCTCCCACTTTCCCCCTTCACGCCTCACGCCCCCACCGGCTTCACACCCGTCCGCCCCGTGATCCGGTTCTGCCCCAACTGCATCTCGGACTGCTCCAAGCTCTTGTTGTAGTTCTCCATCAGCTCGCGGAACCGCTCATCAACGCCCAGCGCCTGCTGATACTTGGGGTTGTTTTGCACGATCACCTGCAAGAACTGCCGCTTCATCGCCGCGGTCGGATCGTTCTCCGGGTATTGCGGCTCGTTGCCGAGCGCCATGAACGCCACGTCGCGGTTGACCTGCTCGAACACCTTGCCGGCCGCGCCCTGCTGGTCTTGCAGCACGCTCTGCGCGATGGTCGCGTCCACGCCGGCCAAGCCAAGCGCCACCAGCTTGGTGTAGTCAATCGTGCCCCCGCGATCCAGCGGCACCACCAGCTTGCTGATGGCGTCGAGCTTCTTGAACGTGTATTCCATGTCCAGATCCCGCGCGTCGAACACGAGCTGGAAATCATACTCGCCCGCAATGTCCTGCGCCGTGGTGGGAAAGCCCGGGAGCCCGCCACCAATGCGCGCCAGCTCCTCATCCGTGAGATACTGCTGCGCAAGCTGCAAGGTCTGCGTGCAGACCTCTTCCTCGGCCGCGAGGAAGTTCTCCACCGCCTGCTGCAAGCGCGCCTGCCACTTGGCCGGCAACACTTCGGGATGCGGCAGGCCCCAATACTCCGCCGCCCGGCGCAGCACCATGGCGATGACATTGAACGCAAGCTGCGGATTGCCGCCCGGCGGTTCGAGATACTCCAGCCCGCGGTTGCCGCTGATCTGTTTCTCCACCTTGATGCCCGGCCCGATGCGATACTTCTGGCCGAACTTGGCCGGCGGCACGAGCAGCGTGGGGTTGACCTCCAGCGTGGCCCGGTCTTCGAGCATGTCGCACTGGGTTTTGATCTCGTCCTGCCAGGTGGCCGATACCTCGGGCACGCCGCGCGAGTCAATCAGACGACGGCTCACGCGCTCCTGCTGGCCTTCCACAAACGGGTATTTGCCATGGTCATAGCCGCAGGGGCCGTGCTTGGCGTAGATGCCATTGCCCGCGTTGTCCTTGGTGGCGTTGGGGCAGAAGATCGTGCAGCACACTTCCGGCACGTCATCGGCATCCACGGTGCGGACATACGCCCACAGCACCTCCACGAGATCGTCCTTGGTGTTCGCCTGGGCGGCGTTCACGTAGGTGTCGCCTTCATGGATCAGGTTGGTCAACGTGTCATCCCACGTCACCACCTTGCCGCGCGTGGCGATGGCCGCCTCCGCCCAATCGGCATCCCAGCCATCCGTCAGCACGTTCTCGCGGATCTCGGTCTCGGTGAGGAAGTCGCGCACAAACACGCATCGGGCGCGTTGCAGGTCCGTGGTGGCCGGGGGAAAGAACACGTCCTCGTTCACTTTGCGCGCCGTCCACTCCGGGCCGTGGTAGGTCACGTAGGGCGTGGGCACCTCCGCCTTGGCCGACGTGCGCAGCGACCGCACGATGCGCCGGGCCTGCCCGCGGCTGAGGGTCTTGAGCAACGCCTGCGCGGCGTCCGTGGCGGCGTCTTCCTGCGTCGGGTCGAGCACCAGCGAGACCAACGCCGGCCCTTCGGGAAACTCATCGGCAATCTGTTGGAGCGTGATGTTGGTGCGCTGGTAGCTCACGCGGCGTTCCCAACCGACCTGCCACACGGCCACGCCGTAGCTCAGGAGGTAGTTGGCAAACAGCTCGCGCTCGCGGCCCAGCTCACGGCGCCGCTGCTGGCGGAAGTGGTTCACCAGCTTGGCCACCTGCTGCGCCTTGGCCTCGTTGGCGGCGCTGGCGGGAATGGCCTTCACCTGCGCACGCGCGCCGGCCGTGGTGAGCACGGCGGAGAGGTCGCGGATGATGCCGTCCACGAGCGGCTGGCGGGTGTCGGCGGCGTTGTCCCACGGCAGGCAGGCATCGCCCAGCAGTTCGCGCTTCTTGCGACCGGAGGGATGCTGGCCGGACCAGCGGGTGAACCGGGCCTTGTCGGCGTAGTCGGCGCGCCATTGGCGGCCGAGGTAGCCACCGGCCTGTTGGAATTCCGTCACGAGCCGGTCAATGTCCGGCGTGCGCGTCGTCTGGAGCAGCACGTCTTCGTTCTGCTCGGAAATTTGAGTTGTCATTGGGCTGTGAGAAAGCAGCCCAGCCAAAACGTGCCCAGCGGTTCGGACACCGGACACTCCCGCCACGATTCACGCCGGCGGGGATTTGTCAAGGGCGGGCTGCTTTTGCCTCACACATAACTCACTTCCCGTTTCGGGTCCAAATACTGCAAGTCCGCCATGACCATATAGCCCAGCAGATCCGCGAAGTCTTTCCAGGCGTGCTTCTCGCCCCCGATGGGGCCGGGCCAGTGGTTAAACGCGCCGATGACCTGCTGCGCGGCCGCGCTCACGTAGAGCCGCGGTGCATTGGCCACCATGTCGAGCGACTGGTTGTCCTCCCAGTGCAGCAAGCGGTTCACCTGCGCGATGCGCGTCTCCTGGTCCGTGCCGCTGGCGGTGAGAAACTCCATCGGCTCGCCGTCCTGGCCGTCCTCGGGCGTGGCGAACTGGTCCACGAGGCAAGTGCCGCCGTGCTCCTGCGCGTGCGGGTTGCGCCCCGCCCGCGGGTCAATGAACCGCGCCACCACCTCCAGCCCCAGCTCGCGCTCCACGCCGCGCCACACGCGCTTGAGCTGCGCCGTGCCGAGGCCCAGCGAGTTCTGCGCCGGGCCGGCCTTGTAGAGCTTGCCCACGGCATCGCCGGAGCCGTCGAGGTTCGGGATGGCCCACTCGCCGTAGTTCGCCGCGTCCGGCCAGTCGGCCATGACGTAGTAGCGGTCGTCCGGCGTCACGCGCACCCACAGGCTGGCAAAGTTCCGCGCGCCGGCCGGGTCCACGAACTGATAGTCCGTGCCGGTCTTGGGCAGGTGCTCGGGCGCGACCACGTTCCACTCGCCGAACTTGGGAAACGGCCGACCCACGGTGTCGCGGGTGTAGCCGTAGGCGATGCGTTGAATGTATTCGGGCGAGCGCGGCTTGCCGTTCTTGCCCCGGCAATCGTCCTTCACCGCGTCGTAGAACGTGCGTTGCCCATCGCCGAAGCGGTTGAACTCGGACCAGAAGTAGATCACGCGCCCGCGCGTGGTGGCGGGCAACTGGATGTAGGGCATGTGGCCCACGGGCAGGCCGGGGACGTTCACCCGGTCCGGCAACAGCTCGGCGCGGCGGCTCTCGCGCGTGACCGGCGCATCGCCCACGGCTTCCTTGATCGTGGCCGTCATGCCGTTGATGGGCGTGAAGCTCCAGATGAGCTGGGCCTGCTGGAAGCGCAAACGCCGTTGCAGCATGAGCCACCAGTTGACGCGCAGGTTCTCGTCCGGCCACACGGCCACTACAGTCTTGCCCGGCACGCCGAACATCTGGCCTTCCAAGTCGCCCGGGTCTTGCTGGTAGGTCTTGAACATGAACTTGCTGCCGTTGGGCAGCGCGAGGAGCTGGTCGCTGAACCCGTGGTGACTCGAATACTTGATGTAGAACTTCTTGCTCTGCTTGCCGTTGAGCGCCTTGAACTCGTTGGGCAGGTAGTGCCAGAGGATTTGTTGTTGCGTCTCGATGCTGCTCTCGAAGTTCTCCGCGATGCACAGCAGCTTGCAGCCCGGATGCCGCACCGCCGACTCAATCAGCCGCCGGCCGGCGTAGCGGGATTTGCCGGAGCGGTTGCCGCCCAGGAGCATGAGGAACAGCACGCGGCCGTGCTCGTCCGACTCGGCCAGCAGGCGGTCGGCATCCGCCCAGTGCGGCGGGTCGGGCTCGTGCCGGAACGGGTCGGCCTTGGCGTCGAGGATGGCGTTCTCGCGCCGCGCATAGGCGTGCGCGATGCGTTCCGCGCCATCCGGCTCCGCCAGCGTGGCGCGCAGCTCCGCCGCCGTGGGCACGGGAAACAGCGGGTGCGGCGTCCATTTGAGATCGGGGAGGGTCATGGGCTAGTCGTGTCTATGGCACACCCACACCCCCCCCAATCATGCCGGTCAAAGTCTTCCCCCGCTTCGCACCTCAACCGAAACGCTTTCATGCTGAGTGGCTTCCTTGTCCCGCCACGCCGGTCAGTCATCACACTAAAGTCGCCCAACTGCGCCCTTAACCGCTCCTCTTGCGCCTCGTGCCACGCATAGCGCTCTGGATTGACCCTGAGCAGATGGGCAAACTGGGCATGTCCTGCTTTCACGCAGAATCCGCCGCAGTTGTTGTGGGGAAAGCCTTGCTTGTAAAGCCTCGGAGGCTCAATGCCAATGGCTTGGAGTTCCGTCACCATCTTGCACTTGTCCCACAGCGGAGGCTCACACATTGGAGCTTCAATGCGCCACGTCGGTTTGGCTTTTCTCAAAGCCAACAAACGGTGTTCTTCCGTCCAATCCAGCCCAACGTAAAGCACACTGTCCATTTCCAAGGCGTTTGCTCGGTGCCATTCGTCTAGCGGCTCTCGTTTAAGTTTGATGGAACAGAGCGGTGCCCCGGACTTTCCAATCATGCGTTCACGTTCAAACACCTGCCATGGGTTGAGGTCCTTGGAGATTCTGGTGATGGGCACTTCAAGATAGTCGGCGCACTCGGAAATGAACCGATACAGGTCCTCGTCCTCGATCAACACGTCCGCGAACAGCAGTGTGGTGTCTTTTGTTCCATGCGCGCTTACGACCCTTTCGGCCGCCCAAAAGCTGCACGCCCCACCGCTCATGTTTATGATGTGCTTCATCTTGCGTTACTTTCCCCACCCCAATTCCTCCGCCGTGGGCATTTCCACGTCGCGGCCCACGGGCGCGGACGGTGCGGCGGCCTCTTCTTCCGCCGGGTTGTAGGCGTCGTGGAACCGCATCCGCGCGCTCTCATACACCAGCGCGCAATCGCCCGTGGGGCCGTTGCGCTGCTTGGCGATGAGCAGGTTGATGCGGCGCAGGTGCTTCTTCCAGTTCAGCGGCGTCCACTCCGGCACCAGCTTGGCCTTGCGCATGGCCTCGGCTTCCGGCTCTGGCAGCTCGAACTGGTCCAGAAACCGGAACGCCGGCGGGCGTTGGCCGGAGTCTTCCCACTGCATCTGCGGCTTGCGCAGGTCCGCGTGATACAGGAAGCCCACCACGTCCGCGTCCTGCTCGATCTGCCCGCAGTCCTTCAAGTCGCTCAACACCGGCTTGCGGTTCTTGTTGTCCTCCTGCTCGATGTTGCGGTTCATCTGCGCCAGCACCACCACGGGCAGGTTCAGCTCCTTGGCGAGCCGCTTGAGCCCCATGCTGATGTCCGCCAGCTCGCGCGCCCGCATGTCGTTCTCGCGCCCGGGCGTGGCCGGCATGAGCTGAAGGTAGTCCACAAAGATCGCCGCGATGCCGTGCTGGCGCTTGAGCTTGCGCGCCACGAGGGAGAGCCGCTGGATGTTCATGGCGCACGTCTCGTCCACCCAGATGGGCGCGCGGCGCAGCTTCACGCCGGCCGTGGTGAGGCGCGGGATGTCGCGGTGCTCCATGAAGCCGTTGCGGTAGTGCTGGAAGTTCGCGCCACTGAACCCGAACCACACGCGCTCGGCCAGGCTCTCGCCGCTCATTTCCATGCTGAACACGGCCACCGGCTTGTCCATCCGCACGGCGAGGTGCTCGGCCATTTGCAGCACGATGCTCGTCTTGCCCTGCCCCGGCCGCGCCGCGATGACAATGTATTCGCCGCCCTTGATGCCGCAGAGCATGTTGTCGAGGTAGTTGAAGCCCGTGGGCAAGCCCAGCATGACCTTGCGCCCCTGCACAAAGGTCTCCATCCGCGTCTGGATGCCGTCGAACCAGTCGCCCATGAGCTGCGGTTCGCCGGCCGTGCTGCGGGCATCGCTCACCACGTCCAGCACATCCGCGCTGATGCTTTCCAGAATGCTCTCGGCCGTGTCCTGCGGTTCCAGCTTGCGCAGCCGGGCGAGGCTTTCCACGAGGCTGGCCTGCATTTTGCGCAGCTTCCACTTGTCCGCCACCACGCGCGCGTAGTCGCCGACGAACGCCCACGACGGCACGCCGTCCGAAAGGCTGGTGAGGTAGCCCACGCCGCCGATGGATTCGAGCAGGCCGAGGTCTTTTAACCGCTGATGCACCGTGACCAGATCCATGTGTTTCTGGCCCTCATACATCTCCACCAGCACGCCAAAGATGGTGGCATGGCGGAGATCGTAGAACGCGAGCTTGGCCTGCGCCTTGGAATGCAGCTCGGTGAGCACCTCGGGCAACGCATCCGCCGGCTTTTGCAGGATGGCGCCGAGGACCGCCTGCTCCGCCTCCACGGAATGCGGCGGCAGTTGGTCGGTGAAGTCAGTGGAAACAGCGTGGCTCATAGGCGGGGTTGGTTGTCGTTACGACTGCGCCGGACTCGAACCGTTAGGCGCTCGCCTGCATCGGCGACTTCGGAACCCACCGTCTTTGTGGCTGTCTGCATATTGGCCTGTTTCGCAGTCGTAGATTGGGTGGTCACGCGGCCACTCCCGCGCCCTCCCGCCGCAGGGCGAGGTATTCGAGCCGGTCGTTTTCGGTGACAAATTGCGGGTCGTAGGCGGCGCTCTCCGGGTTGCCGGGATGCTGCTCGGCGGCGCGGGCGAACGCCTGCCGGCGCAGCTCGCGCATCCAGCCCTCGGGCGCGTCCGCCGGGATGCTGCGCAGCCGGGCCTCCACCTCGCGCAGCTCACCTAGGACGCGCCGGTAGTCCTGCAACTGCCCGTCCGTCAGCGGCTCGGTGCCGTAGGCCGCCGAGTTTTCGTTGGCCGGATGCTCCGCCACCTCGGCGGTCAGCGCGGCATGACGGCGCTTGAGGTCCATGAGTTCCGCCCCCAGCGACTTCGCCCGCGGGTTGACCACCGCACCGGGCTCCCGCGCCGCCGGACTTTTTTGGCCCGCCCCATTGCGTCGCCAGTAAGGCAAGAGGTCAGCCCGCCAGTCCACGAGCGTGGCAAAGCCGTGGGTCAGGCTGTTGACCTTGCGCTCGAACCAGTCCCGGGCAAACGGCACGTCCACGCCGGACGCCTGGGCGAAGGCTTCGACCTCGGCCCAGTCAGGGGTCAAACCTCGCGCGCCCGGTGTGTGTGTATATTCCTTTCCCTTCCCCTTCCCTTCCCCTTCCGCATCTGACATTTGGATGGGTGAGCCATTGGCTTGCGGCTTGGCTGAGGGCATGGCTTCCGGCATGGGTGAGCCATCTGGAGCCAATGTTGACGCGGGTTTCTTGTCACTCCAACGGGAGTGTGCGCCCTTGGTGCCGCCCTTCCTTTTGGCGCGAACTTCCGACTCTTTTTGCTTGGGGTAGAATTCCACGAGCAAATCAGCCCCTTGCCACGTCCAGAGATCGCACTCGCGCTGCACGTCGGCAGCGGTCACTTTGACCCCGAAGAGCCAGAGCCGTTCGGGCCATTCCTTGGCCCCGCGGATGCGGCCGCCGTTCTCCTGTCCGGCGCAGTAACGCAGCAGCTTGAGCCAGGTGCCGATGTCCTGCGGTTCGGCCGCGCCGACCTCGGGCGAGTCAATCGTGCTGGTGTGGATGTTCAGCCATTCCATAGGTCAGAAGTCAGAGGGTGGGGAACTGGCGCACTTGCAGATCGGCCGGCCACTCGGCGGGGTCGCCGCCTTTGGGGTGCTTGAGCTTGGCGGGCATGAAACCGGTGCCGTGCGGTCCGGGTTGCGCTAGGTTGATTACGCTCCCCAACTGCTTCACAAAGCACGGCACGCCGGCGTCCTGGCATTGGCGCACAATGCCGCGCACCCAATCCACGTTGCACGGACGCGCGCTGGGGCCGCTCTCGCCGCCGACGATGACCCAGTGAATGCGCTGCCGTAGCCAGTTGTGCCATCCGTAAGGCGATTGGTTAAAAGACTTCATCAGGTCGGGCACACGGCGAATGTCCACCTCCTCAAGCATCGGCTCCACGGACAGGAACCGCAGCTTGGCCGGGATGCGCAGGAGCTGGGGAATGCGCTCGTCGGCACACCGCTGGTTTTCCACGGACGCGCCCAGCCAGACGTTCGTGGGGAATTTCACGCGCAACAGCCACGGTTCAATTAGATCGTGAACCCGATCCGTCGCGGGCAAAGTGGACCAAACTTTATCCAGCCGTTTAACAAAGTTCTCCGGCCGCTTGGTCAGCAGCAGCCAGTCGAGATTCGGCGTGTCGTGGATGAGCCGGAGGAAGTCCGCAAAGTCCGTGATGGGCACCTCGTCGTCCAGCCAATCGCACAGCGACGGGAACACGCGCGGGCGCGCTTTCAAGCAAGCCCCGTAGCCGCAACCCATGCACACTTCGCCCGTTCCGCGCCGCTGACAGACTCCGCAAACAAACTCCATGCTGGCTTCACGATTCCACCGCAACGGCTGCTTCCAATACGCCGCGCTGGTGCGCCGCCGGGGCTTGCCCTTGCCCCAGTTGTCGAGGCCGAAGCGGCGGTTGCGCGTCGCCGCGTAGCAGTTGGCACAGCCGGCTGAGACCTTGGTGCAGCCCTCCCAGGGCGACCACGAGTGCGTGGCCCATTCGATAGTCGTAGTGTCGCTCATTCGTTTGCCTTTCCTGCTGCTGCTGCGATTACTTGCTCCCGGAACCAGCTCGCGCCGGGGATGCCGCGTCGGCGGCGAGCCGCTGGAGCCACGCGCCGCGGTTGAGCCGGAACGCCCACCGCTGGCCGCGCGGGCTCACCAGCACCACCCGCCGGGCGCTGCCGTGCCGCTCCGTCGTCCAACGCCACCGGCGCGGGGCCGGGGCGTTGACGAGCTGCGTCAACCCTTTGAGTCGAATCCGAATCCATTCAGAAGGGCACGTCGTCGCCGGAGGCGGGGGCGGGGGCGGGGTTTTCATGGGTAGGGGTGGGGGCAGCGTCCGTGACCGGGCGTTCGCCCGCAGGCCGGCTGCCGAGAAATTGAAAGGCTTCCACCACGATGCGCGTGGCGCGCCGCTTTTGGCCCGTGGCCTTGTCGTCCCATTCTTCCTGGGCGATGCGGCCTTCCACCAGCACGGCCGCGCCCTTGCGCAGATGCTGGCCCAGCACCTCGGCCTGCCGGCCAAACGCCTTGCAGTCGAGAAACGTGACCTCCTCGCGGCGCTCGCCGCTCTCGGTCGTCCAGTGCCGGTTGATGGCCAGCCCGAACTGGCAAACGGCAGTGCCTTTGGGCGTGTATTTCAGCTCGGGATCGCGCGTGAGGTTGCCGGCGAGGATGGCTTTGTTGAAGGAGGGCATGGGGGTGGGGTTAGAAAGTTTCTCCCGCCGGTGCGGCGACAGGCCGCTGCCCGGACGCCGGCCCATCAATACTACGGGATGGTAACGGCATGGTGGTGTCCAGGCCCGACGGGGGAAAGGGGGTGGTGGTCATAGTCTAAACGCCGCACATGCCTTCGCACTCGGCGGTGAAATTGTCCTGCCAAAGCGTGCCCTGGCCGCGTTCTTCTTCCGTGGTGAAATCAATCTCTCCCAAAGGGCGGCAGCACCGATGCAGATACGGCGTGCTGCTCATATTCGTGCCCGCTTTCTCGAACTGCACCGCCTTCTCGAACTGCACCGCCTTCTCGAACTCCGCCGGCTCCTCAGTCTTGAGCCGTCGCCATTCGCGGTCGTTGTGATACGGGCAGAACACACACGAGGAACGCGGCGGCTTGGGGTAGCCATTGGCCTCCATCCAGCGCAGGCAATCGTGCCGCTTCATGCGCAGCTCCACCAACGGCCAACGCGACTCCGCCCACGCCTCCCGACTGGGCTTCATGCGCTGAATCTCATCGAGCGAAATGCCAATCCACTGCACCACGCCCACCGTCTTCTGCCCGCGCTTGATGCCGCCCAACTCACGGGCCTTGCGCAGAATCGGCTTGATCTTGTAGTCCGCCGTGCAAGCCCGCTGCGGCACTTGGCCCTGTTGCCCCGCCGCGCTCAGGGTGAAGAAAGGAATGTCGCTGACAGTCGTTTTCCGTCCATCCTTAGTCGGCTTTCTCGTCAGTAATGCCTTGGCCAAATCCCCGCGCGTCACCCGATGAACCGGGAACGGGTGTGGGGCTTTCGCAATCATGGCTTCCAGTTGATCCAGCCAGCGGTAGATGCTGGCCGGCTCTGCTTGGGTATCAGCGAAGATCGCCGCTACCGGGTGTGGCTGAATCAGCCCATGCGCCGCCATGAGGGCCATGCACGAGGATTGCACGCCTGCGCCGAGGCTGATGAGGTGAACGGCGGTCACAGCGCGACGCGGTAGGGGTCAATCACCTGCGTGAAGCCGCAGGAGCCGCGGATGCGGCTGGTGCCGTAGATGGCGCGGTCTTTCTCGATGCACCCGGCGCAGGACCACACGCCGCACGAGTAGCGCACGGCCTTTTCGCCGCAGTAGCAGGTCTTGCCGCGCTTGAGGAGTTCCCGGTAGTAGCTGGCTTTCATGGCTTGAGTTCAGAATTTCCCCACGAACCGCGGGCAACGCGTGTGCCAGCGGCCGCCCGTGCCGCGCGTGGCCTCGATCTCCATGCCGTGCCGGAATCGCGCCCGCCACGCCGGGTTAATGAACACGGTGACGGATTGCCCGGCGGCATCGCGGCACAGGATGAGCCGCTTGTTCGGGATGTTCACGTTCACCACCTTGAGCTTGGCGGGGGCTGGCTGGCCCGGAGCGGCGGTTTTTTCGGGGTCGGGTGCGCCGGGCGCGGTTTTTACGTCGGACGCAATGGCGGGGCTGCCGAACGCCGCCGCGAGCTTTTCCACGCCGGCCTCGGACCAGCGGAAGGTGCGGGCGATGCGATACCAGTCCACGCCTTGGACCAGCGTGCGCCGTTCGGCCGCGATTTTTTCGAGGGGCACGCCCAAGCGCGCCGGCAGGTCCGCCTCGTAGAAAGGGAAGAGGGCGGTGGCGGCGCTGCCCGGCTGGGCGGAAGCCGCGCTTGCGGGGTCCGACCCCCTGCCACCACCCCCGGAAATCTGTTCGGTTGAACCCATAAAGTGCCTTTACACCAAATTCCGCCGACCCAAACCCATCGTCGCATCGCCCCCCCGGCTGAAACGCGACCCCCGCCCCTCCCCCTCGCCGGCCGCCTCCGTCCGATCGCGGCCCGCGCCCAGCCGCTCGCCGCCGCCGATCACCAGCGCCCGCACCAGCGCCAGCCCAGCCTGGCCGAGGCCGAGGTCGCGGCGGGTGAGTCGCACCAAAGGCGACACCGCGCGGCGGGCAAGTGCCTTTTTGTGGGCGTTTCGTGTGTTTCCGGGCTGATACATAATCAGTTAGCCTCCGCCTTCGCCTCGATCTCGACCGCCGAGATCCGCTTGATCCCAGCCAGGACATCCTCGGGCCGCACCCGCTCGACGTGCTCGACGCGGCTCGTGGCCTCGCCGTCGAGAAGGAGCTTTTTGTCGGTGGCGATGCCCAGCGCGACCGGTAACGCAGCCGGGGCAATCTGTTTCTTTTCCACCGCTTCCACGAGGTTCGCGGCCATCGTCTCGGTGGCCCGAGCCAGCAGCCGGCTCATCCTTTCTTTCCACCCGGCTATTTCGCCGGACTTCTCGGCACGCTCCACGATCCCGGCGATGGTGTGCGTCGAAATGTTCGCCAGCCGGGCGATATGCTCCCGAGGCACGCCGGCCACCACCGCAGCGAGCACAGCCTCGACCCGCTGCCGGTCCTTCTCGATCGTTGTGCCCGTAAAACGGGCGGCATCCGGCGCCGCCAGCTCGACCAAATGCCTTTCGCACTCGGCGAGGTCGAAAAGCGCCGGCTGCCGCTGCGTTGTCAGCTCCTCACTCACCGGCTCACCCTCCTCGCTTCAAAAAAGGCGTTGGCCGCCTCGATCGGCACGCACCAGTCGCGGCCAAATTTGACCGCCGGTAAGTTCCCGGCCGCCACCTGCGCCCGCAGCCAGCGCGCCGAGCAGCCCCACAGCTCGGCGAGCCTTCCCAGCTTAATGGCTGGCTCTGGAATGCGACACAGTTTCATGGCTGCACCTTGGCCAACCGCGCCAGCTCACGCGCCCTTGCCTGCGTCCTGAGTTCTGCCGAGTGCGCCAAAAAGCGCGCCGTGTGGCCCGCGCTCGGCTCCTGTTCAGTAAAAGCCCGGCCCTGACGCGATGCCAGCCCGCGCCACGTCCGACGCCAACGCCACCGCGGCGCCCAACAGGCCCAGCAGTTCGCGCCAGTCGCGCCGAGGAGCGCGCCGGCCAGCACCAGCAGCATCGAGTTAAATGGCTCAGTCATGGGCAACCTCCTGCAAAAATTTCCGGGCGGCGGGGGTGGGCTGGCTTTGGTCCTCCTTGTCGCGGCCGACCGATACGGCCGCGGGATCGTAACGAGTTGCCGGCACCGGAAAATGGACTGGGCGACCCAAGGCCGCCGCGAAAATGCGAGCGACCAGCAACGGGTCGGCGGGGTGTTCGTGGGGCGCCCTCATTGATCCCTCCAGCTCGCGGGCGGCTCGTTGCGCAACAGCCAGCCCTCCAATTCAGCCCACGAAGAAAACGACCGGCTGCCCCAATGGAACCACGCTTTCAGCGCGCCATCCGCAAAGCCGGCGAGGTGCTGGAAACCGTTGCTTCGGCCGCCGCTGTCCGGGCCGAGGTTGCGGGTCGCGTCCGGGTGGACGCGCAAAAGGGCGATTGCCTGCGAATAGATCACGCGGCCACTCCTTCCTTTTTGCTGTCGGGCTGATAACCGGCACCGAGGATCTCCTTCTCCAAATGAGGCAGACCCCGCAAAATGAGTTTCCGCAAAATGGCCGCCTCGGTGGTGGCATCCAGCTTCGCCACCTTCGCCACGCGCCGAATGTCGCGCGCGTCCAACGTGGTCGCAATCGTTTGTCTCATTGGTTTGAGTGTTTAACTCAAACAGTTCAAACAGTCAATGGACAAAATTGACAATTTCTAAATTGGGGCGCATAATCTCTTCATGGCTAAAATCCAAACCAGTTGCAGCATCGATCCTGAGTTGCACGAGCGCCTCAAACTCGTGGCGATGGTGGACCGCCGCAGCCTGGCCGAGATCGTCGCCGACTGCATCGCGCTGGCGCTGCCTCAGCTTGAGGCCGAATTGCAACGCCCGCGGCTGTCGCCTGAAATGCTGGCCCGGTTGAAAGCCGGCGAGCGTTTAAGCGATGTCCTCGCCGGCAACCTCGCGCCGTTCGCGCCCGTTCGCCTCAACGAAACGCCGCCTGCCTACCTCGCCACCTCGACCAAGAAAGCGCCCAAATAATCACGCCATGAGACTCCCCGCCTTGCTCGCCCTGCTGCTCTTGCTGGCCGTCGGCTGCGTCCATCCTGATGACCAGCGGATTGCCAAAACCCACCAGCTCCGCGTCGGCATGACGCCGGCCGAGGTCGAGAAGCTGATGGGCAAACCGCGCGCCACCGAGTCCATGATGATGGGCACCAACAC